GAATAAAACAATAAATGAATGGAATACTTCTTCTTTTTGGAAAAAAGATAATTCTAATATTAGTTTTTCTGATGGAAAAGTAACAATACATAAAGAACTTGATGTTAGTGGATTAGATGTTTCTAATACAGCAATAATAAAAAACTTGAATGTAACAAGTATTACAATATCAAATAACACATATACTGATTTAAAAAACATACATTCATCACCACATTGGAATGCAAATGGATTTTTATATTATAATAGTAAGGATGTTAGCATAGGAAAAAAACTTGATGTTAGTGGATTGGATGTTTCTAATAATGCAAAAGTTCAAGGAGACTTAATACTCAATGGTAATAAAATAGATATATCTGAAGCAAGTGGTAATACTGGTATAATAGATATAAATGGAAAAAATGGTATTATTAAAATTGATACTAGTGAAAATAATATTACAGCAATAAATATTAACTCAAGGAAAAAATCACAAATTATTTTTAATCATGATAGAGGGTCGGATGTTACTATAGGAAGATATTATGCTAATAAAATACAAAGTTCATGGCCATCTGACATAACAGCTTGGGGTAAACAAAGATTAGAATTTATTCAAAATAAAAATGGAACTGATGTTGATATGGGTTATTTTGATAACAGTGGTTTAACAATATATGGAGATTTGGATATGAGTGCAGGCAACATTAGTTCTAAATCAGCAACAATAAAAGATTTGAATTCGAACATTTTAAATGTAGCAAGTGATGCTTCCTCAAATATTTTAAATAATTACGACGCAAGTGCATCAACAAAATTAAATATTATTGGATTTCAAACAAGAGAGTGTGGAATCAATTTTGCAGTTGACGATATAAGTGATAATACTAATAATACATGGAAGGACCTTGCATGGATTGCATCTCAAATTAAATCATCGTGGTATGGCGAAGGTTATAATAATAGTGAAATGAATATATTATTAAGAGATATTAATGGTAGTCCTTCTTACAAAAAAACTATGGGTAAATGGTATGAAGATAGAATAAATAAAGAAGCAATGAAAAAAGTAGTAAGATTTCGTAATGAAACTACTACAATATATAATAAATTAGATGTTAGTGGATTGGATGTTTCTAATTCAGCAACTATTAAAGATTTAATTCTTAAAGGCAATACAATAGATATATCTGAAGCAAATGGTAATACTGGTATAATTGATATAAGTGGAAAAAACGGTATTATTAAAATAGATACTAGTGATATTAGTAATACCGCGATATATATTAACGCATTGAGAAAATCACAAATTATATTTAAACATGATGATGGGGTAACCCCAAATACTATAGGACAATGGTATGCTAATAAAATACAAAGTTCATGGCCTGATAATAGCAATTCTTGGGGTCAACAGAGATTGGAATTTATTACAAGTGTTCAGAATGACACTGATCCTCGTATTGATGATATTAGTGTGTCGGTAATGGGTTATTTTGATAATAGTGGATTGACAATACCAGATGGGGATTTGGTTCTTAGTGGTGATATATCTTCTAATAAATTTAAAATTACAGATGGGGATTTGGTTCTTAGTGGTGATATATCTTCTAATAAATTTAAAATTACAGATGGGGATTTGGTTCTTAGTGGTGATATATCTTCTAATAAATTTAAAATTACAGATTCTGAATTTATAATTGATAATTCTAATTTTGTTTTAGATCTTGATGGTGGGTTCATTAAATTTAGTACTGATTTTTATAAAAACGATATTATTGACGCTGCTAATTGGACTTTTAAGTGTAATGAAATAAAAGGAGCAAATAATAAAAAACTGAAAATATCGGAGTCAAGTCAAAATTATGGTATTGAAATATCATCAAATAAATTAATTCTTAAAGGCAATACAATAGATATATCTAGTAATACTGGTATAATTGATATAAGTGGAAAAAACGGTATTATTAAAATAGATACTAGTGATGGGGATATTAATGCTGGAGATTTTAAAATGAAAATATTTGATTTAGATGTTACTAATGATTTAATTCTTAAAGGCAATACAATAGATATATCTGAAGCAAGTGATAACACAGGTATAATTGATATAAGTGGAAAAAACGGTATTATTAAAATAGATACTAGTGATGGGGATATTAATGCTGAAAATTTTAAAATGAAAATATTTGATTTAGATGTTACTAATGATTTAATTCTTAAAGGCAATACAATAGATATATCTGAAGCAAGTGATAACACAGGTATAATTGATATATCTGGAAAAGAATATAATATAACTATCGATAGTAATTATGGGGCAATTAAGGCTGATGCGTATGATATAACATGTTTCAGAATTACTACTGGAGATGCTAGCTTTAATAAAAACGTTCAAATATTACAAAATTTAGTAATTGATGGTTCATTAACAGTTGGTGGAAATACATTGTCTGTTGATGTTAATAAAAATTGGTACACAACATCAGACGACAGAATCAAACATAATGAAAAAACAATTGAAAACTCATTGGATATATTAAATAATTTACAACCATATCGATATATTAAAACGAAAGAAATGTATGCCGTTGATCATCATTTCCAATTAAATGAACAAGGTGAACCATTGGATGGTTCTGGAAATGTAATTGAGGATTACATTATTGAAATGGGTGTTATTGCACAAGATGTGGAAAAAATGGATTATTTAAAACAATTGGTACATAAACCTGATGGTGAAGATGGGATATTTTACTTAAGATACAATGATCTATTTGTTCTTAATATAGATGCTACTAAAATGCTTTCTAACAAAGTATCCAGTTTAGAAAATAAAGACAATGATATACTAGCAAAAATAAACAATATCCCTGTAGAAGAATGTTATATAATAGAATTTAAGGATAATATGGAAATGAATAGAGACAATACAAATAGAGACGATAAGGGTAGATATCATAGTATTAAAATAAATACAAACAAAAATTCAAATAGTAATTGGACAATTTCCAATAGATATTTTTATACACCCATTATAAAAAAAACATATAATAGTGAAAATATAAATATTATAAAAGATATTTTTAATTCAGATTTATACGGAAGTGTCAATATTGATGGAACAAAATTGTTTCCATTAACAAATAGTTTTATTGATATCATTTTAGAATATAATGTGACAATAGAAATAGAATCTAGAATTATTGATGCTAGTAAGTACAATAATGCAAATAATAATATGTTTGATTTAGGATTTATGTTTCAAATGTATAGTAATTTAGAAAATAATATTTATAATAATTGTTATGAAAAAATTCAAATTCACAATGTAACACCTCCATTAAATGAAGATTTTTATAATTCAGATACAAATTCAGATAAGAAAAAATATTTCACATATACACAACAAATAAATAAAGAGTTTAAATTATCATTATCTCCAAATACAGGTGATAAATTATATAAATTTTTAGAATCAGCAAAAAACACCACAATAGATTTTGGGTTTTCTATATTCACAAATGGCTTTAGAAATAAGGATGTAACGAATACATATCCACCATCATTATATTTGGATAATTACCCATGGGATCGTGTCGAAATACCACCATCCACAAAATATGCAAATCCAGATATTGATTTTAAGAACCCATTTTATATAACAGTTAAAAGTAGTAGTTTAAAAATAAAAACGAAAAAATTGTTTTAATGTGAATGAATCGATAACTAAAATTCAAATATATTAATAATAATTATTAATAACTTTCACAATAATAATTATAAATAATATTTTTAAAATAAATATATTATTTATATATAATGAAAAAAAGTAAATATTTTAATTATGGTAGTTATTTAAATAGTAGAGGCTATCAAAAATCAATAGGGACTCTTATGGATAATATTAAAAATAATACACTTAAATCTGATAATGTAACAATTGATAATACAGATAAAACATATACAATTGATCTGTCATTTGTTGCAAATAAAGCAACTATAACAGATCTTTCCGCTACAAGAATGGATGTAAATACATTAAAGATAGGTAATAAACAAATTGCGATCACAGATAATGATAAAAATTTAATTATAGGAAATACAACAATAGTTCTTGATGACATTACAAAAACACTAGATGAAACCAATAAAAAAAATGTTACCATATATAATAAATTAGATGTTAGTGGACTGGATGTTTCTAATAATTTGGATGTTAGTGGTAATTTAACCGTTGATGGAAATTTAACCGTTGATGGAAAATTAACTGTTAAAGGAGGAATAGATATTTCTGGTGGTATTTCATTTTACTTCGATGGTGATACTTATAATTTAACAAAAGTAAATAACCCAGATGTTTCTAATAATGCATGGATGGGTTTTACAAAACAACCATAACAATTTTATGTATTTCTCATTTTATGTATTAAATATTTTATGATAATATTATTATATAGTAATATTATCATGTCATCTAAAACATATACTGATTATATAGATTATAATGTAAGTAAGGTTGTTTTTGGTCCAACTGGACCTCAGGGATTACAGGGATTATCAGGGGAACCCGGTCCAATGGGACCACGTGGAATGACGGGTTGGACAGGTTGGACAGGTCCAACGGGTAATACTGGTCCTAGAGGTCCTACTGGTTTCCCTGGTGATAAATTTTTAACACAAGTATATTTTTCTTATAAAGTAAAGCCACCCAATGTAAATGATGTTTGGAAACCAACGAGTAATGTTACAACAATACAGACAGACCGTTATTTATCTTATATACCTGGAAACAATGTTACAGTATTACCTTTTGATAATAATCATGGTCCATATCACCAACATAAATGGTATGGTTATGTTACTTCATATAATTTTAATACTGGAATGATGAGTATTACACGCGATTCATGTAATAATGGATTCAATATATTAGATATAAATGGATATCATTGGTGGAACATTAATTTAGATGGTGTAATGGGACCAACGGGTCATACAGGAAAACAAGGTGATGTAGGACCCGTTGGTCCGATCGGTAAGTTTTTAGGAAATAATTATAATTTCTTATACAAAACAAATGATTCGTCAGCGAATTCATCTGATATATTAAAATATGGACAAACGACTAAAAATATTTTGATAGGTGGCTTAACAGGAAAAATTAATGATAATTATATATTGGATATAAGTGGTAATGTAAATATTGATAATAGTTTAAATATTGGTGGTTCTCTTCATACTAACAAATTATTTGTTGAAAATATAGCTGGTTTTAGTTCAAATGTAATAATGAAAACGCTTGATATTTCAACTATTAATGTAATTCAATTGAATGCAAAAAATGTAGATATTTCATATTTAAATGTTGATAATAATATTGGTGTTAGTGGAAATATTGATATATGTGGAAGTTTATCTTCTGTTAGTGGTAATATAACATTTCTAAAATCGAATAATATACAATTAACATCAGATGATAGAATAAAACACAACGAGGTTAGTTTAAAAAACTCTCTTGATATAATAAAAAAACTGAATGGTAAGAAATATATAAAAACAACAAAATTATATTATCCAAATCATCATTTTTTCATAAATCAAAATAATTATCCTGTTACAACGAATGGTGAAATACTTAGAGAAAATATTGATTATGTACACGAAACAGGTTTTATTGCTCAAGAAGTTGCAGAAATTAATGAGTTAAAAGACTCAGTGTATGGAACACCATATAAATATATTAATGGTGAAAAAATAGAAACTCCTTTATCTGTTAATTATAATGATATTTTTGTTCATAATGTTGTTGCAACAAAAGAATTATCAAATATATTAGATAACAATAAAATAGAAACAACCGCAAGTATAATAAACAGCAACACAATTAATAATAAAGGCGACATAAACTCAAATAATGCATTTATAGATAATAATCTATCGGTTAAAAATAATACAATATTACATAAAAATTGTAAGATTATAGGTGCATTAAATACACGTGATATAATATCAGAAACGAATATACATGTTGAAAAAAATTCTACCTTAAATGATTTATTTGTGAATGGTGAAACAATGTTGAAAAATACATTATATACTGAAAAAATAATTTCTAATGATGATGTTGAAATATCCAAAAAATTATCGATAACAGGTAATGTATTTTGTGATAGTAATATTGCAGTTAAAAAAAATATAACGAGTAATAATATATTATTAAAAACCAATGCTATAGTTGGAAATAATATTAATTGTAATCATGATTTATATGTAAGTAACAACACATCGCTTCAAAAAGTATCTATTGGAAAATCATTGGATGTTACTGAAAATATAAATGTTAATAATATTTCATGTAATAATAAAATTAAATCAAAAGATATTGATATAAAAAATGCGATAGTGCACGATTGTTGTACAATGGGGAATATGACAGTTAATAATGATTCAAGTATTAATAATAATTTAACAGTAAGTAATAATATAACATGTGATAGTATTTATATAAATACGAACACGGACATATGTAATAATGTAAGTATCGGTAATGATGCTTCAATTAAAGGTGATATGAGAATAGGAAATAATGTTTTAGTTAAGAATAATATGGATATTTGTAACAATATTATTATTGGAAAAGAAACAAGTATATTAGGGGGATTAAGTGTTAATAAAAATATATCGTGTAATGATTCTATAACTATAATGGGTAATGCACACATATATGATGACGTTTCTATTAACGGACTACTTGATATTAATTCTAATTTAAATGTATCCAAAACAATAAATGCGAATGATGTTAATATTGGAAATGATGTTATTATTGGAAATGATGTTATTATTGGAAATGACATAACCATAATGAAAAATATGATAGTTAAAGGTGAGTCGGATATTGCAAATGTTAAGTTGAATAATATCGAGTTTAAAAATAATGGAAGCATAAATTATAAAAATGGTTCTATATTTATTACCAATAATATGACATATGATGATGAAATAATAAATAATGAAAAACAAATTGGTTCTGTGATAGAATTACAAGACGAAGGTGATTTTAATATAAATGTATATGATGATACAAATAAAAACAATTTATTAAATATTAATAAGGATGCATTGTTAACATTAAATAATTCCAATAATACAATTAAATTTGGTCATAATAAAACGGATGATATTACTTTAATTAACAGTGAAAAAGATATATTAATAAAATCAGGTAATGCCACATGTGGTGTTGTTTTAAAAAATGGTAGTAGCGATTGGACAACATTATCAGATATTAAAGTTAAAACAAATATTAATAAAATTAAAAATCCAACACAAATATTATCTAAAATAAAAGGCATTACATATACGTTTCACGATGATAATAATAAATATAAAGATGAAAAATGTAGAAATTTAATACAAAACGAAGAATTATATGAAAACAAAAAATACGGTCCTAAAAAACATGCTGGGTTTATTGCACAGGAATTAGAACGTCATTTTCCAGTTGCAGTTGAATCGGTAAATATGAAGGGAAATTCTTATTTAGGTATAAACTATAATAGTATTATTCCATTATTGGTTGAAAGTTTAAAAGAGTCAAACAAAAGAATAAAAGCATTGGAAAAAAAAATAAAAGCATTGGAAAAAAATAAAGGAAAATAGATAATGTTAAATTAAAATATATATTTTAATGATATAATATATATTTTAATGCCTGTCAAAAAAAGTAAATCATGTGCAAAAAAAGGTCCAACGGGGCCGACCGGTATAATGGGAAAAATGGGTTTTATGGGTCCGACTGGATCAACCGGATTAGTAGGCGAAAAGGGACCAACCGGATATGGAGGTGACAAATACCAAACAATTATTTCATTTGAATACTTTCAAATTGGTGCAAAACAGGGAAATTTATGGTCACAAGATATATCATACGGTGAAACAGAAATAAAGGCAGAACCAAACTTGTCTTTTGTACCAGGTACGAAAGTTGTAATTACACCTATACCGGACACACCAATAACTGATGTCAAATATTTTGCTCTATCTGACAACTCGAAAAATGTATTAATTGATAAACAATGGCATGGAACAATAGTTTTTTATGATGATATATCTGGTGGAATTGATATTAAAAATGACGGGAATTTAAATCCATCTTTTGATTCTGGTATGTATAAAAAATGGAGTGTGGGATTATTACATGGTGAAAAGGGTCATACAGGTAAAAATGGTTTGGGTATTGGACCAGTAATTCAATATAAATATATATCACCTATATCAGAATATGTTTCAAGAACAAATAATGAAATACATTGTGTTGATTACGATATGTCGATAAATATTATGAATAAATATAATAGTCTCAGTATTCAATATATATTTAATTATCTAGCATCTTTTAGTAGTGATAGTCGATTACATATTACAGTTGTGGCTAAGAATGAAAACAAAAGCAAAGAAACCATAATAATAGAAGATATGCTTGGTAGTATAAATGCAACTGGTGGAAATTATGATGTCTATAATATTGACTATATTTTTAAACCGATTGAATTTGGTGTATTTAAAGATTTAGATGAAAATGATACATTTATATTTGAATTAAAAATAAAAAACGAAAATATTATACCGATAAGAAATCCATCTGGTGGTATAATAAACCCATATATAAATACCAATGCACAATCAGTTAATTCAATAAATAGTGTGATTTTAAAAGAAATTAATGAAGATGGTAAAAATGAATATGAAAAAATTAAACAAATAACAAGTAGTAACAAAAATACAATAAATTATGATATGCAATATCAAAGTGAGCAAAATGTATTTATTAAAAAAGATATTAGTGCTGTAATAGAAAAAATAAATATTAATAATTTTAAAAAGAATTATAATTTATCGCTTATTTTTATTCAAGATTTTAGTACTAACAATATTGTTAATAACGTAATCACTATTTCAAATAATTTATTCATGTATAAGAATGATTCGACTTTTTCTTCAAATTCAAAAATAAATGCATCAAATATATTTGATGCTAGTGACAATATTTTCCCAATATCTACAACAAAAAAAGGTGATGCTATTAAATTAAATATATTATATAGTGAACCATATTACTATAGAAATATAACTTATTATAAGTGATAAATCATGGTTTATATAACATCAATTCATATATATAATTAAAATTATATATTCCTATTAATGTTTTATTGTCCCAAATACTATATGGGATAACAAATTGATTATCATAAAAGCAAAATCCAGTACAATATTCAATATCTTTTTTATGAAATTTAAATGGTGCGCTATATTTTAATAAATTCATATTAGTATCAAATGAAACAAATAAATGATAATATTGTCTGGGACTCTCATGTGATACAATATGACATATAAACCATATTTCTTTCATTTTGGATATAATGTTATATAATAGTATACCATTTGTTGATCCTCTAACTTTATCAAAAAATAGCGGCATTTTTTTTTCATATATTGTTTGAAAACGATTTCCTTCTATATTTCCTATTGTTAATGGATACCATTTATAAATCATTAATGTTTTGTTTTCAATACACGTATAAACCCAATTTTTTTCACATACAACATTATCATCAAATACTAATTCATCATAATATAATTTATTTAATGAAATGTCATAATTACCAGAACAAACTCCGATTTTTCCATTTGATAATAATACTGTTCCTGTATACATTATATCTTTATAATCAAAATTATTATACTTATAAAATGGTACAAATAATTTTATATCTTCTATGCCTGCATATATTTTTTCAGTTTCTATTTTTGGAAAAAATGTTTTGCTATCATTCACATCATCTTCATCCATTTGATAATTTATATATTTATTTATAGTAGAAATAGGAGGTTTATATACATATGTACCATCTGGTTTAATTTTATAATTAACAAACCTTTGATTCATTAAGAAATTATCATTTATAAACAATATTGATGTTGAAGAAGAATAATATGTTTCATTTTTATATTCTATTGTTTCTGATATATCAATCTCTCTTATTTTTTTCAGAGATTTTGCATAAAATTTATAATTATATAAATTTTCATAATAAATTTTGTCATCAATACAATTATTAGAAAATAAAATAAATGTTTTATCTATATTTTTAACATTATTATAGTATGCTAATATTTGATATTCATAATATAGTTTATATAGGTATATATCATTTTCTAAAAATAAATACTTGGTTCTTTTTTTTAAGTTTGGAATTTTTCCATATACAAAATTCATATAAAATAAAAAAGCTATTTTTTGTTTGTTTTCTTTTTCTCTATAATATTTAATTATATGATAAATATTTTCCAATCTTTCAGGTATAATATTTGATGCTTCTAACCAATAGTATATAGCTTTCTGAGAATTAGACCTTTCTTTATAAATTAATCCTAATCTATAGCAACTGTACCATCGTTCTTGATACCACCCATTTAATTTAATCGTTTTTTTATAGTATTTTATTGCATTATAATCGTCTGAGTTGTTATAATAACTATTTGCAAGATAAAAATTATACCTTGGATTGTTTTCGCTACCAGGATTTAGTTTGAATTCGGATAAAAACAGTGATATATCTCTTTTGAATTTATCTTGCTTGCAACCACCATCACCAATATCTTTAATAAAAAGAACATTTTTTTCCAATTTTAATTCTTTAAACTGGTTAGGTGTCGATAAATATTCATGTGTAACTCCAATATACATTGTTTTATTTAACAATAAGGATTCATTTGGTATAAGACGTATATTTTCATACATAAAATCGCGTGTTCCTTGTAATATTGTATAATAGGAATTATGATTTAATAATTTTAAAAAACGACGCTTGTCATTTATCTCTAATTTCATGTCGGCGTCTAATAACAAAATAAAATCGGCCATATTTTTACATTTATGAAGAGCTATATTTCTATTGTACTGGAAATTTTTAAATGTTTCATGAAAAATGACCCCATTTATTTTTTTATCTTTAAAATATTGTTCAATTAATTCAATTGTATTATCAGTACTACCAGTATCACATATACAATAAGTATTTATAATAGGTAATACAGAATTTAGTAATCGGATAATAATTGCACTTTCATTTTTAACTATCATATTTAAGCAAATTGTTTTTTCCATATTAGTTATTATAATATTAATAATATATTTTATATCTTTTTATAATATAAGATGTCATTTACTAGACAATTTGATGATTTAGAACATATAAAAAAAAATGCAAGACAATCCAATAATATTTGTGATTACATGTTAAATAAACCAGGTAATGGTGTATCTCCTAGTTATTTTGATGATCCATTTATAAGATTACAACAATGGGGTGGTAATTTAAGAACGAATACGATAAATGTAAATAGTGATTTGAAAGGGTTAACTAGAAGAATTAATAATAGTGATTGTTTGGAAAAACAACAATATGATAAGCGAAGTGTTCACTCTAACAAAATAAATTATCCAACGCAATATAAACATACAGATCAATCTAGAGCAACACACCCAGTGTGGGAATATAGAGATTTAGAACAAGTTGATATGACTGATTTGACAATTGATAATCCACAAAACCATGTTTTTATTCCATTTCAAACAGACGTAAATTCAAGAATTTTAGAAAAAGATAATTATGATAAAAATAATAATTAATGATAAAAATAATAATTAATGATAAAAATAATAATTAATGATAAAAATAATAATTAATGATAAAAATAATAATTAATGATAAAAATAATAATTAATGATAAAAATAATAATTAATGATTCAATATATAATACATTTATATATTGAAAAATTATAATACATTATATATATAATATATTATGGCAGAAATAGCAACTATAATGTTAGGAATGGGCGGAATGTATTTATTATCGAATATGAATGATAAAAAAGAAAATATGGTACCTATGAAAAAGGATGTTGATAGTAAATTAAAAGATGCGAAGGCACACACATCCAATAAAGAACTATATGAAAGACATGAATATAAAGAAGCTAACCAACATACAGATAAATATTTTAACCCTGAATATAATCAAAAACACGAAGAAATAAATAGTGATTTAATTTCATCCATGAGTGGAACCAATATGAACAAAAAAGATTTTGTACATAATAATATGGTACCTTTTTTTGGGTCAAAGGTTAAAGGCAACCATCCCAAATCAAAAAATAGCGGTATATTGTTAGATAACTTACAGGGTATGGGATCTTTGCAAAAGTCCAAGGAGGAAAAAGCTCCAATGTTTAAACCACAATCAAGTATGCAATATTCACATGGTGCTCCAAATAGAAGTGATTTTTATCAATCTAGAATGAATACGAGTATGAAAATGTCAAATGTAAAACCGTGGCAAGAAGAACAGGTTGGTCCAGGTCTAGGTTTAGGTTATACAACAGAAGGAAGTGGTGGATTCAATTCAGGTATGGAGGCTCGTAATAAATGGGTTCCGAAAACTGTAGATGAATTAAGAACCAAAAATAATCCCAAAATGGCATTTGAATTAAAATGTCATGAAGGTCCTGCACAGTCAAAAATTCAGAATTTAGGTATAATGGGAAAAATGGAGAAGAAATTACCAGATACGTATTATGTAAATTCACCAGATAAATGGCTTACAACAACAGGTTTAGAAAAAAAGCCAACTATTCGCAGTGAAAATATATTACATGATGTTAATAGAACTTCAACAACGAAGGAGTATTTTGGTGTTGGAAAATACGAAGACGCAAATGCAAATTATGTAAAGGGTGTTTATGAAAAAAGTAAAAAACAAGTTTTGGATGGGCCTGAATTTTTGCCTGCAAATGCAAATGGTCAAAATCACGCGGAAGATAATGATTATGGTGTGAAAAGCTATTTATCCATCCCAAATAACAGGAATTCAACCAATAAAGAACATTTTGGCATTTTGGGTGGAATTATGTCAGCTGTAGTTGCACCTGTTATGGATATATTTAGACCAACTAGAAAAAATAATATTATTGGAAATGGTAGACCAAATGGAAATGCGAAAACGGCGGTCAATGCGATGCGTGTTTTCAACAGAAAAAATAAATTACCGACTACGAATAGACAAATGACTGAAAATAAACTTGATATGAATCATTTAAATGTTCAATCGCAAGGAGATGGCGCATATCAAATTACAAAGCCACAACAGGTTTCAACTGAAAGAGATACTACTAATATATCTTATATGGGAAATGCAAATGGTCAAATGGGACAAACGCAATATATGAATTATGAAGCTGCATACAATCAAAGAAATAATGTTAATAAATCTCATAAAAATAGACCAAATCAAGGTGGGACGCAAATATTTAATCCTTCTGTTAATGTACAAATAAGTAAGAAGGAAACAGATAGAAAAAATAATCGAGAGTTTGTCTATCATTCTGGTCCGAATATGACGCCTGGTGTAGAAACTATGGGTACAACAACGATAGATGCGATGAATTATCAAAACAACAATAATAAACGGATGGATTCGGACTTGCTTTCAGCGTTTAAATCAAACCCTTATACAAAAAGTTTGAATAGCTGGGCATAATAATTTAATAATTTAATACTTTATATAAAGATATAATGTATTAAATAAATTATTTTATAATAAAATAGATATGTCTTTAAATATACATAAAACTATACATACTAAACTAAATTATTTTATTGAAATCGCAAAAATACCGAATATAATATTTCACGGTCCAAATGGAAGTGGTAAGCGCACTATAGTGCATTCATTTTTGAATAAAATATATAATAATGATAAAGAAAGGTTAGATTCTTATGTATTGTATGTAGATTGTGCTCATGATGGAAAAGGTATTAAATTTATAAGAAATGAATTGAAATTTTTTGCAAAGAAACATATTGATTTTAATAAAGGAAAAAATTTTAAGACTATTGTTTTATTAAATGCAGATAAATTAACAATAGATGCACAGTCGGCGTTAAGACGTTGTATAGAATTATTTACACATACAACTCGTTTTTTTATAATAATTCAAAATATTAATTTATTATTAAAACCAATATTATCTCGTTTTTGTGATATATATATCCCAAGTCCATATTTGGATAGAAACCATGTTAATTTATACAAATATAAGATTAATAATGCATATTTTATGAAAGAATATAATAAAAAACATAATAATAATTTGAAAACATTAATAAATAAACATAAAAATGGTTTTAATAGCGAAACACTTATGTTTTTTTCAAAAATGTTATATAAAAAAGGATTTTGTGGATTAGATTTAATTGAATATTTGAAAGGGTGTACAATGAATGAATTAAAAAAAAGTGGATTATTGGTTCTTATATCAAAAATAAAGAGAGAAATTAGGAATGAAGAACTTATAATGTATATTATATTAAATTATATATTTATACGTTCTGAATCAGAATTAGAAAATATATTATTTATGTAAGAATGGACGATTATTCATTAAGTAGTTTAACAGAATCTAAAAATGAATTATGTGCACGTTTAGTCAATGTGTTAACACCACTGATTATTAGTGGATTTAAAGATATTTTTGATGAATCATTGAAAATATGCGAAGATAATGATGAAGAAGATAAATATTTAATGACATTTCAAAATTTTATATCTAGAATACCAAATTGGACCAATGCTATTGTAGAAAAGGAACGTGATAGGATCATTGAAAAAAGTGGTTGTGGTTATTTAGAAGATTTAATAACTTGTGTTCATATTATACATTTAAAGGCAATAACGTGTGTTCGTGTTGGCCAAGAACAAAAAAAGGTTGATATTGATGTACCTTCTTTAGATAAATTTTTGCATAATACTTACATAAATTGTGCTAGAAAAATATACACTAATGTTTATTTATTTGAGCGAAATATTATGCCATTACAAACTCAAAAACACAATCGTGAAGTTGAACTTTTGGTTAAAGAATGTATTATGAATACAATACGAGAAAGTGTTCCTATAGAAAATATATTGAGAACATATATTGATGAAACGGAAGAAAAAGATGTTCAGGTAGAGGAACACGAAGAAGTTGTTCCAATCGAGGTTGAAAGGGAGGTAGTAGATATACCAGAAAATACACAACATTCAGTACAAGTTGATTCTGGAGAAGTTGTACAAGCGAATATGAATGGTAATGAGAATATAAAAATGGAAGTTAATGATTTAAAAACTCCAATTGTTGATATGGAACATCGACCAAATATTAAATTTAATAATACAGATCAAGCTTTTAATAGTGATGGTATAATGTCCAATGTGGATGCACCAAAAACAATTGACCGGTTGGAACAAATTAGTATGGATAATAATATGAAAAGAAAAATGGAGGAAGAAGATGATTATGATTCAGATGAAGAAGATATGTTAAATATTGGTGATGATATTGATCTAGGTGAAATGGATGTTTTAAATATTAGTAATGATATTAAAATAAATAAATCACCTTTATTAACTGATGTAGAAATATTGTCTTAATTTTGCGTTCGTATATGTATAACTTTTTGTATTATTTATATAAATGTCAAATATATTGCTATCATTGCTAATAAGTGTAGTATTTGTTGTATTAAAAATGGTTGAAACCAAGGTATATAAGAAGGATATAGTATTAAAAACTGTTGCAAGAAATGCTATTATTGTATTTTTAAGTACAATGTGTGTAACTTATTTTCAAAGTAAGGGATCCGGTGATGTAACTGTTGGTACAGAAGCATTTGTTGATAAACCTAATTTTTAATTTATTAAATGTATAAATTAAAAATTGATAATTAAATGAAATGAACAATATAATGGATAATTAATTTGTATATACAGGTATATTATCAATATTTATGATAGCCTTGTATTTTTTTTTATTGATTTTCTTTTTTGAAGTCAAATATTTTTCGAATAGCTTATTTTTTAATACACTTTTGGGTATATGATTGTGAACTTTTCTGCTTATCATTTTATATAATTTAAATTCGGGGTATCTCTCTTTATTATTAGATTTGTATAATATATTTTTCCCATTATCATCAAATGACCAATCCAATATAATTTTTTTAATAGGAGAACTTTCGGAAACTTCATTTATTTCAGAAATATCATCAATAAAATAATCAATCATGGAACAACTTAGGCGACATAAATCGAAACTATAATTTGGCTCTATAGTGGGTTTATTTTTATTATAATATGGAGGAAAGTTATATTGTGTTGCGGCGTCTTCTTTTTTATTAAAACTGTCACTACATATTAATTTTCCTTTAAAATAATATATGGCTCTACCAAAATCTATAATTTTTACAAGTCGTCCATATGTTGGCACTTTATAATATTTTGAATCATATTTATAATATAAATATTTTTTGTCGGTTTTTTGATACATTATATTGTTCGTGTGTAGATCGTTATGTGTTAAACCAAAACATTTTTGGTATGTAATTAATATCATTAATATTTGTATTATAATGGATTCCAATTCATCATCTTCCATATTATTTTCCATTAATAGTGAATCTATAGTGTTTTCACAAGCTTCTAAACAAATAATTTGTATAGGAAATCCATTTATCTTTGAAAATATTACTTCATCGTTATTTTCATCGAATGAACTTGAATCATCAGAATATTCAGAATATGATATTTCGTCATCATCTATATTACTCATATTATCTTGATCACCTTCTTCATCTGTTGAATTTTCGCAATCAGTATTTGAATCTCTTGAAGAACATGTACTATTAGTACTTTTCGTTTTTTTATTAATAAGTTTATTATTTTCATAAATATTGGTTAATTCGTTATTATTGTTATCATATTTATCAATTGAAAAAATATGTTCGTATTCAGAAATATCACTTATATCAGATAATTGTAATATTTGTGAGGAATCTTCTACTATTTTTATTTTTGATTTATAATTTCTACTATCATTGTTTAATACATTTTTTAAAATTTTAGTATCATCAATAGAAAATAAAGTATCTAAATTTTTTCTAAAATACTCAGAATCATATAAATATTCTATTTCATCTATTATATCTATCAAAAATGGATTTTGTATTGCTAAAAATGAACCATAAAAATCAAGTCCATGATTAAAATTATTGAAATTTTTTAATTGACTGGTTAGATATGTGAAAAAACTGTCTACATATGATGAATTATTTTTATTAGTTATTTTTTTTTCAAAATTTGACCCTTGTTTAGTATTAAATGTTGGTAATATGGATACATCACTATTTTTATATTTGCCTATCATATATTTTATTGGATCAATAATAGGACTAAATTTGAAGAATACATTTTTTTCCAATATTTCATTTTCGCCATAATTATTTTTAATAATACAATTACATTTTTTCCCAGATAAATTTTCATTATTAATTAAATTTTGTTTTATTTCATGAATATAATATTTGTTATTTAAATTAAAGTTGTTAAAATTTTTTTCATTAATTTCAAAAAAATGGTTATATATTGGAATATAATTTTGTATATAGCTTAAATTCATAATATCATTTTTTTTAAATGAATCAATCAAATTTTTATTTTTTTTTTTGATATAATTTATACTAAATGCCATGTTTAGCTTATAATTTGGAATAGAAAAATATAGTCAATATTAAACTTAAATATGCGTTGTTAGTAATTATTTATTATCTAAAATGTTAATATTACTATGACGCTAGAATTAAAAAAATTCAACATGAAAAATATTAGTTTTAAACCAAATGAAAACAAAGGACCTGTTATTGTATTAATTGGTAGGAGAGATACTGGTAAAAGTTATTTGGTAAGAGATTTATTATATTATCACCAAGATATTCCAATTGGTACAGTTATTTCGGGAACTGAGGCGGGTAATGGTTTTTATAGTGAACATGTACCAAAATTATTTATACATGAAGAATATAATAGTGCAATTGTTGAAAATATTTTAAAAAGACAACGTTCTGTACTTAAACAAGTAAAGAAAGAGATGGCTGCATATAAAAGAAGTACAATAGACCCTAGAACATTTGTTATATTAGATGATTGTTTATATGATAATAAGTGGGCTAAAGATAAAATGATGCGATTGATGTTCATGAATGGTCGCCATTGGAAAATAATGTTAATTATTACAATGCAATATCCATTAGGTGTTCCACCAAATTTAAGAACGAATATCGATTATGTTTTTATATTGCGTGAACCGTATATTACAAATCGGAAACGAATATTTGAAAATTATGCAGGTATGTTTCCAACATTTGAAAGTTTTTGTCAAGTAATGGATCAATGTACTGAAAACTATGAATGTTTAGTGATTAACAATAATTCAAAATCAAACAAATTACAAGATCAGATTTTTTGGTATAAGGCTGATCCACATGGACCATTTCGTTTGGGTTCTAAAGAATTTTGGGAATTGTCAAAAAATATGGGTTCAGATGACGATGAAGAAATGTATAATCCAAATCAAATGAAAAAAAATCAAAGACGAATTAATGTAAAAAAATCTAAATGGTAATTGCTAATTATAATTAATTAGCAAATATATAGTATTTAAAATACTTCTAATTTCTTATTTACAATTTTCATATTGGATATAATATCTTCTTGTTTTTCAATATATTCAGCTCTATAATTAAATGTACATTTGTGATTAGAAGCCGATTTATGTGATATACAAAAGTATTTTTCACATTTGCAAATACATATATAATCTGTTAGTGAAAGACGTTTATTACATTTATCATATTGACAGCGTTTTGGTTGTTTGTTTTTTTTCTTTTTGTTTTTTTTTTTAATTATAACATTGTTTTTATTTTCGATATTTTCGATATTAATTGTATTAGTTGTATTATTAGACATTGTTTATATATAATAAAATATATATAAACAATTCAATTATTTATAAAGATCAATAAATATAAAATTATTCGTTAGAATCAGATTCATTATCGTGTTGTTCAAGCTTTTTTTCCATTGCTTTCCGTTGCAAGTCTTTTTTATTTGAACTAGTCACTACATTTTCTCCTTCAAATAATTCTTTTCTTAAATCTGCACTGGTTACAGTTTCTTTTGAGTTAAAATTATCAGAAACAGCGGTATTTATTAAATTATCATTTTCATCAATTGTTTGTGATAACATATTTCCACTTTTTTCTGCAATTTTAATATTTTCTTCAATCGCCTTGCGCTTGGTTTCTCTTACTCTTTTTTCAAATTGTTGTTTAGCACTTTCTTCATTCTTACGTTTTTCATTCATAATTTCATTTAATTCTTCTTCTAAATATTCAACACGCCCTGTTTTATATGCTTCTGGGTGCCATGGTACCCAAACTCCTACTGGCGCAACATATACATCATGGTTTGGATCAACCTCTCGAAGCATCTTACATCTTAACTCAGCTTCTGCTTGAGTTGGAAATGAACCTCGAATTTTAATTCCACGAGTACTAGTTTGAAAATTATATAACGAGTTAAATTCTTTTTCTAATTGTTCCTCTTTATTATCCAAGTAATTTTTATATTCATCTTCAACTGAACCGGATAATAAATTTGTACGTTGATCTTTTACAAATTCTTGTAAGTCATTTGTTAAATCATCAAATTTTAAATTGTATTTAAATGATAAAAAATTTAAAAATTGCGCATATTTTTCCAGTGATTTTTGAAAATCCCAATTCTTTAGGAATTTTTCAAATAAAAACATCTGCTTCTGTTTTAATATTTTTTCAGGTGATACGAAAGACATACATGTAAATTTCTGACCAGATATGGGCTTATCTTCATCCAACAAATCGACATACTTGGGGTCTGTTCTTTTAACAAGATTACTCATTTATAAAATAATATATACATATAATTTTAAGTAATTAAACGATATTATTTTTTTTTCTAATTAATATTTATAAATGATGAATCTATCTGGATTATTAGATGTTAATGAACTTGTACAAAGAGTTGTAAAATACCTTGTTGAAGGTTTAATGGTAGCCTTGGCTAGTTATGCTATCCCTAAAAAATCGCTTAAACTTGATGAAATTGCATTGATTGCATTAGTTGCGGCAGCTACATTTAGCATTTTGGACACATACTTACCATCAATGGCAGAAGCTGCCAGATCTGGTGCTGGATTTGGTATAGGTGCTAATTTGGTAGGATTCCCTGGTGGCAAATAAATTTTTTTATAGTATAATAATTTTATAGTATAATAATTTTATAGTATAATAATTTTATAGTATAATAATTTTATAGTATAATAATTTTATAGTATAATAATTTGATAATATAATAATTTAATATAACATTATAACACGATATATAATGTTATACTGTTGGTATAAATGCCCAATTTAATTCATTGCAAATTTTTTTCCAAATTTCATCTTGTTCGATTCTTTTCTCTCTATCTTTTAACATTGGAAAAAAAGGTAAGAATTGTTTTTGATCTAATAATTCACAGAGTTTATATACAGTATAATAATAATTCAAAAAATTAACCCTTTCTTCGGGACATGCTCTAGCGTATGGTGCCTGGATTTCCATAAACAGATTGCATAATGTTTCTTCTAGTTGTTGAGTCATAATTGGTGGTTTTATTCCAAGTTTATCTTTTATAAATGGAATATGTTCATAATATTTATTAAAACCTAATTTTTTTAGAATATCCTTAGCTTTTAAATTTGTTAATTGGAATAATTCTATTCTTTCCTTTTTAATTTGTTGTTTTATAGCTGTAAATACCTTTTCTGGTATTTTTGTTGTTTCTTTTGCTTGGAATTGTGCCAATATCTCTCTGAAATGGTTTATTCTTTTATATGCATAAAAACAAACTTCTTTAGGGGGTTCTTTGTATGATGGTTTTTCATTTTCAATTAAAATTTGTACATTTTTGAAACATTTATTACAAACCATTATTCCTTCATTATCAACCTTTATTAGTTCACCTTTATGACAATAAGTACATATATCATTTGGCATAATATAATTATTAATATCTAAAAAACTATCATCAATATTACAAAGATATTTATATAAATTTGTTTTTGTTTTTGTATTTAATTTATTGTATTTAATCTTTTCACTTTTTGGTTTGAAAAAGGAATTCAATACTTTTGTTTTCATATTTTCACCTTCTGAAATACTTTTTTTATTTTCAAAATATGAAAAAATATATTTAGAATTATCTAATAAATATTCCTTTTTCTTCTTTTTGATTTTTTTAATACACTTTTTTAATTTAATAATTTCTTCTTCTAAAATGATTTTTTCTTCTATAGTAGAAATATCTAATAATTTTTTTTTCTTTTCTAGTAATTTTTTTTTAAATTTAGGTAATTCTTCTTTTAATTGTTTATTAATATCATCTATTATTTCTGTGTGTTTTCCGTCAAGGGTAACAGTTTGTTTTTTACTAACTATTATTTTCTTAATAGTTTTTGGTTTAAAATTTGGCATCGTAAAATCACCTTTATATTTATATATTTTATTTTTTTAATTTAAAATGTATTATATAATATATTTTTTTAATTTAAATATGGTTATATTTTATAATCATTTTCTGTATATATTTTAATATATGGATGTTAATATTGATTTAAATAAAGAAAAGCATAATATAGATTATGTATTACTTCAAAAAATGGGGTTTTTATACAATGCATTGGAAGATGGGTGGTGTATAAAAAAACGCAATGATAAATATATTTTTTATAAAAATCACAATAATCAAAAGGAGATTTATTTAGATGATTATTTGAAAAAATTTTTAGTCAAAAATTTCGACATTAATAAAATTATAAATTAATATGAATAATCGATTTTTTTTCTTTGTATATATTATATACTCAAATGGGAGGTGGATTAATGCAACTCGTAGCTTACGGTGCCCAAGATGTTTATCTTACGGGTAACCCACAAATTACTTTTTTCAAGGTGACTTACCGTCGCCACACTAACTTTGCTATGGAAGCAATTGAACAAACGTTCAACGGTCAAGCCGATTTCGGACGTCGTGTTACCTGTACGGTTAGCCGTAATGGTGACCTTGCATACCGCACGTACTTGCAAGTAACTTTGCCTGAAGTTTCTTGTAAAAGTACCAGTGGTGATGCAGATAAAGCACGTTGGTTAGATTGTCCAGGTGAACAACTTATTCAACATGTAGAAGTTGAAATTGGTGGTCAACGCATTGACCGTCAATATGGTGATTTCATGCACTTGTGGAATCAATTAACCATGTCTAGCGAACAAGAACGTGGATACAATAAAATGGTTGGTAATACCACCCAATTGACCTTCACGGTTGATTCTAGTGGTGCTGCTATTGATGGGCCATGTGATAGTACTGGACCTGCACAAGTATGCGCTGAGCGTAATGCTCTTCCAGAAACGACCTTGTATGTTCCATTGCAATTTTGGTTCTGTCGTAACCCAGGTCTTGCTTTGCCATTGATTGCTCTTCAATACCATGAAGTAAAAATCAATGTTGAATTGCGAAAACTCGATGAATGTCTTTGGGCTGTATCTGAGACGGATGCTGATAATAAAGGAACATTACCATCCGGAGCAGCATCAAAATCGCTTGTAGCTGCTTCTTTATATGTTGACTATGTATTCCTTGATACGGATGAACGTAGGCGCATGGCACAAAACCCACATGAATACTTGATCGAACAATTGCAATTCACTGGTGATGAATCTGTTGGTTCTTCTTCCAATAAAATTAAATTAAATTTCAATCATCCATGCAAAGAACTTGTCTGGGTTGTACAAAAAGACGAACACGTTGATTATTGTGCCAGTTTGAAGGAT